AACCTCGTGCTCACCCGTAACGTGAACCGTCAGTACGACGACAGCTTTGCTGTTGAAGGTGCCAAGATTGGTTCGACTCTGCGTATCCGTCTGCCTGACCGCGCTCTGGTCACCGACGGCGCCGCCTTGCAAGTGCAAGATGACAACGAGCAGTTCACCACCCTGACTGTGGCTTCGCAGAAGCACATCGGCGTGAACTTCACGTCTGCCGAACTAACCATGCAGTTGGACGACTTCGCAGAGCGTGTTCTGAAGCCTCGTATCAGCCAGTTGGCATCGAGCATCGACGCTGACGTTGCCAACGCTTACAAGAGCATCGGTAACTCCGTCGGTACCCCTGGCACCACGCCCGCTACCTCGCTGGTTCTGCTGCAAGCCCAGCAGAAGCTCAACGAGAACGCTGCTGTGATGAGCCCGCGCTACGCAACCGTCAACCCGGCTGCCAACGCTGGTCTGGTCGAGGGCATGAAGGGTCTCTTCAACCCCACCGACACCATTAGCAAGCAGTTCAAGAACGGCATGATGGGCATGGGCGTGTTGGGCTTCGACGAGATCAACATGTCTCAGTCGATCAAGCAGCACACCACCGGCTCCCGCGCTGCTACTGGCGTGGTTACCGCCGCCGCCGTGACTGCTGAAGGCGATGCTACGCTGACCCTGACTGTTGGCTCTGGCGACACCATCGCTGTTGGTGACGTGTTCACCATCGCTGATGTCTACGCTGTGAACCCGCAGACTCGCGAGTCCACCGGCTCGCTGTTTCAGTTTGTGGCCTTGGCTTCTTCGACCGCCACCACCACCGCAACTGTGACCGTGGCTCCGATGTACTCGGCCAGCCATGCACTGGCTACCATGACCGCTCTGCCTGGCAACAACAAGGCTGTGGTCTTCGTTGGCGCTCCGTCCAGCCAGTACGCCCAGAACTTGGTGTACCACAAGGACGCGATCACCTTCGCAACCGCCGACCTGCTCCTGCCGCAAGGTGTGGACATGGCCGCTCGCGCCGTTCACAATGGCATCAGCCTGCGTGTGGTGCGCCAGTACGACATCAACAACGACCGTATGCCTTGCCGTATTGACGTTCTGTACGGCTACAGCACCATCCGTCCCCAGATGGGCGTTCGGATGTGGGGTTGATTTTGACGCCCCTTCGGGGGCTTCAATTCGTAACTTTTTGAAAGGAATTTATCATGGCTCTCCCTAATGGCGCAGGCGGCTATCAAGTCGGCGACGGCAACCTCAACGAACCCGTCATCGGCTACTTGCCCGCCCCTACTACTGAAACTGGCACTTCCGCCGTCACTCTGACCGCTGCTGAAGTAACCGGCGGTATTCTGATCGCCAATCCTGGCACCACTGCTACGATCTACACGATGCCTATCGTGGTTACAGCAGGCGGCGTCACTGGTGTGAACGATCTGGTCTCCAGTGCTAAAGTTGGCAGCACCTTTAACTGGGTGGTGGTCAACATTGGCACCTCGACCGGCGACATCACGATGGCCGCTGGCACTGGCACGGGCTGGACGATTGTTGGCTCGCTGACCATCAACGATGGTACTTCGGCCTCGTTTATCGCTCGTAAAACCAGCGACACGACTTGGACTCTGTACCGCGTCTAAGCTAACGGGAGGCTTCGGCCTCCTGTTTTTAAAAGGACATATCATGCCAAATACTAAAGCAGTAGGCGTCGCGTTTTCCGATCCCGAGCTTGTCGCAGGGACCACGATTACGGGTGCCGCTATTTCCAACTCCACGATCACCGGCGGCACGCTGTCCAGCCCCACGCTGACCGGCGCCTCCCTGAGCGTCGACGTCGCCAAACCGGCGGCTGCGGGTTCGACCCGCGCCGACGCGACGGCTATGACGGCTTCGTTCAACTGGGTGACTGCAGCTGACGCCACCAAAGGTGTTGTGCTGCCTGCTCCCACGGCCGGCCGACTGCTTGTGGTTAAGAACGACGATACGGCCAACGCTATTTTGAAGGTCTACGCTCCCGGCAGCGCCAAAATCAACGGCGTCGCGGGCACTACGGCTTTCTCGATGGCTGCGAAAACGGCTTGCTGGTTTGTGGCGTATGACACCACAGACTGGTTCTCCGTTCCTCTTGTCGCTTCTTAATTAAGTGGGGGCTTTGGCCCCCACTTTTGCACACATGGCCGCAATCTACCTGACACATCCCGTCCACGGCGCTAAAGTTGCCGTGATGGACCTAGAAGCCGATTTTGATGTTCAAAACGGCTGGTCACGCTACAATCCTGAGGAACAAGATGCGCCTCAGATCGAGCCGCAAATTGAGGTAGCACCTGCACCTCGGCGCGGGCGGCGCAAAAAGGACGAAGAGGAATAGCATGACGACCTACACCGCAGGCGAACAGATTAACCGGGCGTTGCGGCTGCTAGGCGTTCTAGCCGAGGGCGAAACGTCGTCGGCCTCAGTGTCTCAGGACTCCCTGATGGCGCTAAATCAGATGATCGACTCGTGGTCAACCGAGCGCCTGTCTGTTTTTGCCACCATCGACCAGATTTGCAATTGGCCGGTTGGCTTAATCAACGCAACCCTTGGCCCCAGCGGCTCGCTGGTGCGGCTCAACGGCACTGCTGTACGCCCGATTCTGGTGGACGACGCCACCTACTTTAAAGACCCCGGCACTGGCGTGTCGTACGGCATCAAGCTGATCAACCAGCAGCAGTACGACGGCATCGCGGTCAAGACCGTGACCTCGACGTACCCGCAGGTGATGTTCGTCAACAACACCTACCCGGACTTTGACATCTTCATCTACCCGCGCCCGACGCGGCTGCTGGAGTTTCACTTCATCAGCGTCCAAGAGCTGACGCAGCCGGCCAATCTGTCCACCCAGATTCTGTTCCCGCCAGGCTATCTGCGGGCGTTTACCTACAACTTGGCCTGCGAGATCGCGCCGGAGTTTGGCATCGAGCCAAGCCCCCAGGTGCAGCGCATCGCGATGTACAGCAAGCGCAACCTCAAGCGCATCAACAACCCGGACGATGTGATGTCGATGCCGTACTCGCTGATTGCCACGCGGCAGCGGTACAACATCTATGCCGGTAACTACTGATGAAAACTCCTATATTGGGTAGCTCGTACGTGGCTCGCAGCGTCAACGCTGCCGACGCCCGCATGGTCAACCTGTTCCCCGAGATCGTGCCCGAGGCGGGCAAGGAGCCGGCGTTTTTGAACCGCGCTCCGGGGCTAAAGCTGCTCAACTCGATTGGCACCGGCCCGATCCGAGGGCTGTGGGCCTTCTCGCCGCAGGACGGCACCGGCTTCGTGGTGTCGGGCACGCAACTCTACAAGATCAACAACAGCTACACGCCGACGCTCATCGGCACCGTGGCCGGCACCGGCCCGGTCAGCATGGCCGACAACGGCACCCAGCTTTTCATCGCGGCCAACGGCCCGAGCTACATCTACAACAACACGACCAACGCTTTTGGGCAGATCACCGACCCGGACTTTCCCGGCGCCGTGACCGTGGGCTACTTGGACGGCTACTTCGTCTTCAATCAGCCCAACAGCCAAAAGATGTGGATCACGGCGCTGCTGGACGGCACGTCGATTGACCCGCTGGAGTTTGCCAGCACCGAGGGCTCGCCTGACGGGCTGGTTGCCGTGGCGTCTAATTTCCGCGAAATCTGGGCCTTTGGCACCAACTCAATTGAGGTTTGGTACGACTCCGGCGCGACCGACTTCCCGCTCCAGCGCATCCAAGGCGCGTTTAACGAGATTGGCTGTGCTGCGGCCTATTCTGTTGCCAAGCTCGACAACAGCGTATTTTGGTTAGGCAAGGACGCTCGTGGGCAAGGTGTCGTCTACCGAGCCAATGGCTACACCGGCCAGCGCATCTCAACCCATGCAGTGGAGTGGCAGATCCAGCAGTACGGCAATCTGGCGGACGCCATTGGCTACACCTACCAGCAGGACGGCCACAGCTTCTACGTGTTGGTGTTCCCCAACGCTAACACGACGTGGGTCTACGACGTTGCCACGCAGGCATGGCATGAGCGTGCTGGCTGGCAAAATGGCCAGTTTGTGCGGCACCGCAGCAACTGCCAGATGGCGTTTAATAGTGAAGTGATTGTTGGCGACTACGAAAACGGCAACATCTACGCGTTCGATCTGGACGACTACAGCGACAACGGTCAGATCCAAAAGTGGCTGCGGTCGTGGCGGGCGCTGCCCACCGGCCA